CGGGGCGTGGGCCCGGGGCGTGGGTCAGGGGCGTGGGTCAGGGGCGTGGGCCCGGGGCGTGGGCCAGGGGCGTGGGCCCGGGGCGTGGGCGCCCGGGGCGTGGGCCCGGGGCGTGGGCGCCCGGGGCGTGGGCCATGCCCCGGGCCCGTATGTGTCTAGTTATCCCCCATTCAGGTGTGTCCGTATCGCGACACTGTTCAATAATGATACTGTTCAATACTTGAACACCTAATGTGTCGAAAAAACCGACACATTCTGACCCTGCCCGATAGGGACAACCGTCAAGCTATTGGTGCCAACGGGTTACGGTGATGGGTGGAATAGCGGGGTACGCTATTACCACCGACGAATATAGGGGTTACGACGATAAAACCAACGCCACAGAGGGGTGGGAGGGTCAATTTTGCGGGTTGTGACGAATATGCCGGCGACCCGGTCCGGCGGGGCTGGGTCGACGTAAGTCTAAGAAACACGTCCGCGAAATCGACGTCGAGAAATAAGGACTTAGGTTCACTTTGTGCGGCAAAGCAGGTACTACCGAGACCACCCACAGGCAGTAGAATTACGTATTTCAAGGGGATCAAACCGTCCCACAAAAAAGTCGTACCTCACCCAGTTGATAATAATAAAAGGTTTTAGCCCGGTAGCGGGGATCGGTAGATCATCGTATGGCTAATGTATATCACCCGAAGCCACAGTGGAGCAACGAGTTGCGTCAAGGATATACTCCTAACGGGGCGTACCAATGGTCGGGGGGTCTCCCCGTCACCACAACCACTTAGTCTGCGCATAGATATCAATATGGCCAACTTTTCACTTCGCGCTACGAGACGAACTGGTTGTGGCGACAGGGAGACCCCTCTGATTTCTAAACCACCTAAACGTAGTACAATCATGAGCAAAGACTGATAATTCAATTTTGGACTTCGCGACGAACTAATCATCAGTGCGATACACATCTATATTTCAGCAATTTGGGAAAATTCAGGGCACTAATCGGGTCGCTCATGCAATGACATAGATAGGGGCACTAATCGATGAAAGCGGGCGACCTATTAGGATTCAGCGGGGCAAACCTCATCAGCGACCTGGTGAACATTGCCACCTATGGCGTCCCGCGTTGGGGAATCAGCCATGTGGCGATCATAGGGGATGCTGAGGATGGACGCAGTCTATTGTGGGAATCCACCACTCTTGATGACCTACCGTGCGAGATCACTGGCAAGAGAGTCGAGGGATTTCAGGCTCATCCCATTAAGTCCTCCATTGAGCGATATCGAGGCAAGGTGTGGCTGTATCCCCTCTACCGGGACCTGTACGAAGCCGAGCGAAACCGGCTCACCGCAATCCTCGCAGCACTGATCGGGACTCCTTATGACAAGCTCGGGGCGGGCCGAAGTGCAGGCGTCGGTTTATCGTGGATCGAAAGCCTGTTCCGGCCGGAGGATCTCACTTCGATCTTCTGTTCCGAGGCGGTGGCGTCGATCTACTCATCGCTGGGCCTGTGCCCATCCAAGTCGGCGTCCAGGTGGAACCCAAACCGGCTGGTGTATCGGTATCGCAAAGCGGGAATCCTACGTCCGCCAGTGAGATTGAAGTGATCCGACAGTTCATACCGCCGTTGAACACTGAGGTCGCGATCGACGAGATCGACGCCGACCTCCTCGACACATGGGGCAGCAAATCGTGGTTCATGCCGAAGGACTTGCGGCAGCGGGTCGCGGAACGCATGATCCTGCCCGACTATATAAACTTGGTCAGCATCGACGGGGACATGACAAATTGCTGCCGCGAGAACATCGCCGCACGACCGGTGGAGAAGATCACCGACCGCATGTATCTGCATCCTGGCATCGGGTTCAGTATCTACGTCCGTGGGAAGTCCGGGCCACACCAGACCGTCCAAGTAAGCCCAGAGGACTATGACTACGTGACCAAGTGGTCATGGTTTATCCACGCATCAAGCGGCTATGTGGTCCGTAGGGCTCCCATGCCACACGGCACCCGATGGGTATCGCTGCATCGACTGATCGCCCAACGGATGGGCTACTGCAATGATTCAATCTATGTTCACTTTATCAACGGGAACAAGTTGAACTGTGAACGGAGCAACTTGGCTATGGGTGGTGCCGGCAGGAAGCGAGTGTTCAGTGCATCTCCAGACATGAAACGGTACAAGAAGACATTGCAAAGGCTGTTGAACAAATGAAACCGATCGTATTGACACTGCTTGTACTAAGTAGCGTCGTAGACCCCATTGTGCGGGTTCCGCAGGCCTACCGCCAAGAGAACTGGCGAGGCAAGAATGGAAGAGGGTCGTGTGTAATCGCGTCTACTTGCACGTTGCTCCGATGGCAGAACCGTATCCACATGGCGGATTACTACCGGAAGACCTACGGGGACGGTCAAAGCCCGGACAGTATCAATGCGAAGTTCAAGAAGGACGGGGTCCGGTATGCGGAAACCAGGAATGGCGACGTGAGCTTCCTGGAATGGGCGATGCGGACCCGTCGTGGCGCAAACGTGGTCTGGATGAACGGCCGGCACATGCTGACACTGGTCCACCTTGACAAGAGTCAAGCAGCCATTTTGGACAACAATGCGATCGACAAAGTGCAGTGGATGCCGCGCGAGCGGTTCCTTGCAGAGTGGCGGGCGTCCGGCGGATGGGCGACCACGCCAGTGTACACGCCAATGGCTCCAACCCCGGTGTATCAGTAATGCCTATCCACAGAACAACGAAGAACGGGAAGCCGGCGTACCAGTATGGTACAAAGGGTGCGAAGTACACGTACAAGGCTGGCAATGAGACCAGTCGCAAGGCAGCAAAGAGAAAGGCGCTACGGCAGGCAATCGCTATCAAGTCGAGAACGGGAGTAGCACATCTATGAGAAACTGGTTGAAGAAGAACTGGCCGTATCTGTTGGCCGCACTGTTGGTGTTCATGCTGCTCCGCAGTTGCAGCGCCCAGGGCGTCGTGGGAATGGACAAGGTCCTAACCCTGCCCGAAGACGGGACCAAGTGGCACATTAGCGTGATCGGCACCGATGAGCGGTACAAGGAACTACTGGCGTGGTTCGAGTCCCCCACCCTGAAGAAGCTCCGGGACCAGGTGCATTTCCATCCGATCAGCGATAAGACCGGCATCCAGGCATATCAGGTCAAGGGACTGCCGACTGTTCGTCTTCAGGATGACAAGGGCAGGGTGCTCTATGAGGCATCGGGTGACTCGATCCCGGCCACGGCCGAGGGTCTTTACGGAGCGATGGCCAGGGCGATCAAACCGTGTCCGTGGGACCCAGGTCCCGACTATCCGGTGGACCCGGTGGACCCGGTGGACGATGGCGGCGGCCCGCCGAAGGTGGACTTCGTATTTGATTGGCGACTGCTGATTATCGTGGCGGCAGTTTTGGTTGGGCTTATGGCTCGTTTGCTTGATAGGGGTGACGAATGACGTTGTTTCAGATTCTACTGTTGGCGGCGGTGGCGTTCTACGCCGTGAAGAACTTCAAGGTCTTTACCAAGATCAAGGTGAAGGCTCGGGCGAAGGTGGCGGACTATCGGAAGGATGCCCAGGAGTTTTCGATTCAACTGCGTGAGCGAGGCTTCCGCAAGATTCCGAGAATCTTGGACGCTTTTGTTCTCGACGGCGATGCAAGGACGTTCTTCGGCGGTCTTCGCGAGATGCTCGGCGAGGGTCCCGACCAGGTTCTGAAGGAACTTGATGCGACGTTCGATCGCGTGTTGGAGAGCAAGCTGAGCACGCCGGAAGGTAGGGCGTTGCTGCGGGCGAAGCTCGAAGTCGCGGAGAAGGTGGTGAAGGCGGCGGCCCCCGTTGTGATAGCGGCTCTCTAAGATGCGCGTACTTTTGCTTATATTGATCGTGTGCGTCATAGCCTTGTTTGTGCTTGGGCAGTACGTCCAAGCCGGTGAGGTGAAGCCGCGACTGGTAGTCTTCGTCTCCAAGTGGTGCGAGGCGTGTAGGACGGCGAAGCCGGTCATCGACGAGATCGAGGCGGCGGGCTACAAAGTCACTCGCTACGACGCTGATGAGGAACCTGATGTACTGAAGAAGTACAAGGTGCGGAGTCTTCCGACGTTTCTCATCTACCGTGATAACGACCTCGTCTTGAGAACGAGCTACGTGGAGGCTGTGAAGGTTTATTTTGAGTAGGGGCGGGGCGTGCGGGAGGAGTTTGCGGCTGCAATCGCGAAGGGGCTTTCTGCGAGGACGCTGACTAGCTGTTCGCGGTGGGCCGCAAAGCGGCGGGTCATGGGCTCGCCGTTGCCGGGGCCGTATTCATGGAAGTGGCACCCGTGGGCAAAGGAACTGCACGATACTTGGGCACCAGAATCCTACGTGATGAAGGGTGCCCAACTCGGCGTGACCGAGGTTGCGATCAATCGCAGCTTCTTCACGCTGGACGTGTTGAAGCGTGACGTGATGTACGTGTTGCCGACTGCGAACGCGGCCGGCGACTTTAGCAAGACGCGGTTTGCGTCGGCTTTGGCGCTGAGCCCGTACATTGGGTCGATGTTCACGGATGTGAACAGCGTACAACTCAAGCGGGCAGGGGCAAATTCTCTTTACATCAGAGGGTCCAAGAGCAGGACCGCGTTGAAGTCAGTACCGGTGTCGGAACTCATCCTCGACGAGGTCGACGAGATGGACATCGACCGGGTGCTGGTGCTGGCGAAAGAGCGTTTGTCGGGGCAGATTCATAAGCATACGTGGGGCATCAGTACGCCGACCGTGCCGGAGCACGGCATCCACAAGCTGTTCATCGATTCAAGTCAGGAGCATTTCCAATTTCGTTGCCCGTGTTGCAGCCAGTTCATCGAGTTGGTCTGGCCGGACAACGTGGTGATCGTCGGCGAATACGGCTCGGACCCGCGTTGTGCAGAGTCGTACCTGATATGTACTAAGTGTAGGAACAAACTGCCGCACGAGGACAAGCCAAGCTATTTATCAACTGGCCAATGGATTGCGACGAAGACGAACCCGAACATCCGTGGGTTCACGATCAATCAGCTTTATAGCTTTACGGTGTCGCCTGGCGAATTGGTATCGGCCTATCTGAAGAGTCGAAACGATGAGTTGGCGTCCACGGAATTTTTCAACAGTAAACTCGGGTTGCCGTTCGTTGGAGCCGGGGCACGGATCACCAATGAAATGATTATGAACGCAATCCGGGACCATTCCGTCTCGGATTTGCGACCTGAATACGCGGGTGCTCGGCTCATTACGATGGGCATCGATCAGGGAATCGTCAATTACGCGGTGGTGTGCGAGTGGAAACAGGTATCGCCGGACCTATCAGACTTGAGTTCGGCGTTTTTGTGCCGCGTGTTGTGGGCAGGATCGTTTCCAGGAGAGGATTGGTCGCCGCTGTATCACCTGATGCACGAGTGGCAAGTGCTGTACGCCGTGGTGGACTGGCAGCCGGAGACAAATGAAGCACGACGCTTTGCACGGAAGTTTTCGGGTTACGCCGGCTTGTGCCGGTACGAGAGTGGAAAATCGCCGAGAGAGATCGCAACGTCAGATGAAGACAGCGGGGCACCATTGCACAAGGTGGATCGGTCGTCATGGTTGTCGACCTCTCTCGGTCGTTTCAAATGTAATCCAACGACGATCGAATTGCCTCGTGACTTGCCGGGGCCGTTCCCGTTGCATATTCAGTGCCTCGTGAGGACATACGAGCGAGATGACGATGACGCGGTGAGAGTGGTTTATAAAGCGACTGGCGATGGGGCGGATCACTACGCGCACGCCCTGAACTATGCCGAAATTGCTTTGCACAAAATGCCGCGAGCGGCAGAAAACTTGGGGCGACAGAGATGACTGGGGCAGACCTTATTAAGTTCACCCATCCGATTGTGGCAAACTCTATGCCGGATTGGGAGAAGTGGCGTTTGGCTTTTGGCGGCGGGGACGCCTTCTGTGACAACTATCTGAAGGAATTCAGCTTGCGGGAAGACCCGCAGGACTTTCAGATTCGCAAGAGCATGACGCCGTGGCCGCTGTTCGCGAAAGCGGTCATCTTGGAGATTCGCAACGCGGTGTACCAACGGATGCGGGACATCATGCGAACGGGTGGGAGCAATGCCTATCAGGAGGCGGTGGCCGGAGTGAAGGGTGGTGTGGACCGTCGCGGGTCCAGTATGAACATGTTCTTGGGCACCAAGGTCCTGACCGACTTGTTGGTGATGGGCCGCGTAGGAATCTACATTGATAGCCCGACGCTCAAGGGCGACCGTTTGAGTGACGCCCTCGGCGTCCGGCCGTATTTGTACCCGTACCAGGTCGAAGACATTCGGTCGTACAGTTGCACCGACCCGGAGAATCCGTCCGAGTTTCAGTCACTACTGCTGCGGGACACGGTGATCCAATACGACGAGGGCACGCGGCTCCCGGTGAAGGAAGCCAAGCGGTATCGGCACCTGCAACTGGTCAATGGGCAGGTGCAATTGCAGTTCTACAACGAGAAGGGCGAGCAGACGGATCAGAGCGGGCAGCCGGCCGGACCCATTGCACTAGAACTGTCCCGAATCCCCTTCGTCATGGTGGATCTCGGCGCATCCCTTATCGCGGATGTGTGCCAACATCAGATTGCGCTGCTCAATTTAGCATCCAGCGATGTGAATCAGGCAATCTTCGCCAACTTCCCGTTGTACGTGGAGCAGGGCGACAAATACGGGGGCGGCTCCCACCTGAAGGGACAGTCTGCGGCCTCGGCGATGGCTGGCGGTCAGGGGGCTACTGAGCCTAATCGGAAGGTGGGGGCGACCTACGGGGTCCGGTATCCGAAGGACACCAACCAGCCGGCCTACATCAACCCGTCACCGGACCCACTTCGGGCTTCCATGGAGCTTCAGGACAAGCTGGAGCAAGACATTAGGAAATTGGTGAACTTAGCGGTTATGTCCCTGGCGACCCGGGCGTCTGCCGAGTCCAAGTCGATCGACAATCAGGGCTTGGAAGCCGGTCTGAGCTTCATCGGGCTGGTCCTGGAGGGTGCCGAGCGGCAGGTGGCCGAGCATTGGGCCGCCTACGAGTCCAGAAAGCCGTCTGATCGCAAGGTGGCCACTATCAAGTATCCAGACAGGTATAGCCTGAAGACTGATGCAGACCGCCTACAGGAGGCAGGAAAGTTCCTCGAAATCATGGCGGCAATCCCCGGTAAAGTGGTAAAGAAGGAGATTGCTAAGTGCGTCGTTCAGACCCTACTCAACGGCCGGGTAGGTTTGGAAATAATTTCCAAAATTTCTCAAGAAATCGACGCCGCTAACTACACTATTCTGGATGCCGAGACGATTCTTAAGGTATGTCAGGCAGGAATCTGCGGCACTAAGACAGCCGCATTGGCCTTGGGGTTCGACGAGGGCGAGGCCGAACAGGCGAAAATTGACCACCTTGAGCGGATTCTTAGGATTGCCCGGGCTCAGGGCGTGGTATCGGGGGCAAGGGGCGTTCGAGACTTGTCGGCGGACGATGGGAGAGGCGAGAAGGAATTGAGTCGCCAAACCGATCTGGAAGAGTCGACCGAGGAGCGGACGCGGGGCGAGGGCAAATAGGGTAGGCGTGATACCGGCTGGACGATTATGGGTAGCCGGCGGAAGCCTGCCTTCGCATACTTTTCTGGGGCAGCTTGATGCGAAAATTCTATACGGGCGGCGACTGTGTTGACAACTCGGCGAAGCAAATTGTTGCGGACGGATATGGCCCGGTCCAGTTGTATGACGGGGTGACGGTCAAGGCCGACACGGATAACGACGCCGAGATTTACGTTGGCGTTCTTGGTGTCACGCCATCGACTGGCTTCTGCCTTGATAAGGGCGAGGAGATCAAGATCGCGGTCGACGACATCCATCAGGTGTATGTTGTCGCTGACCCCGCCCATAGCACAGTTCAGGTCATCACGATTAACGATCTGGCGGCCGGCGGGAAATTTGCACTTACGTTTGAGGGGCAGACTACGGACCCAATCGCGGTTGACGCGGCTGCGGCCACTGTGCAAGCGGCCCTGGAAGCACTGGCAACGATTGGTGCTGGCAACGTGACGGTCTCTGGCAACGCGGGCGGTCCTTACACGGCGACATTCGCTGGCGATCTCGCCAAGCTTGACGTGTCGACCATTACCGGGGAGGCAGTCACTGAGGTGCAGACTGTCACTGTCACGTCGGGCGCTGACCCCGATGTGATGGTGCTGACCTTTGATAGTGAATCTACCGAAGAGTTGGCATTTGACGCTTCGGCGGCCGAGGTCCAAGCTGCTCTTGAGGCTCTCACCACTGTTGGTGCTGGTAATGTGATCGTGACGAGCGACGAGGCGTCGGTGTGGACGGTGGAATTCACCGGCGATCTGGAGGACCAGGACGTTGGAGCGATCAG